ACTGCATCGCCGTGACGGCGAAGGAACTGACCTGCGCCTGATCGGAGTAGCCGCTCAGAGAACCGGTCACGGACGGGCTGCCCGCGTAGCGGTACAGGATGGCTGCGATCTGCTCACGGGTGATGTTGCCATCCGGGTCAAAGGTCGTGGCGGTCGCGCCGTTGACAATGCCCTTGTTGGAGGCCCAGAGAACCGCGTTGTAGTAATACTTGCCCTGCTTGTTGTCGGTGAACTTGTTGGTGATACCGGTAACAGAGGGTTCGCCTGCCGCGCGGTAGAGAACCGTGACGAGCATGGCGCGGGTCATCTTGGCGCCCGGCCCGAAGAGTTTCGGGTTCTTGGTGTTGTTGCCCTTGATGATGTCGTTCATGTACATGAAATCGACCGAGTTGGCTGCCCACTTGTAAGAACCGCTCACATCGGTGAACTGGTTGGAAGCCGTCTGCTGGTTGACCGAGAAGGACAGGGTGCCCTTCGTGCTGCCGTCGATGGTATAGGAGATTTCGACACTCCTGCTGTCGGCCAGCGGCAGGACATAGAGGCTGTCCAGGCTGTTGGAGCCGGTAAAGTAGAACTTCGTGCTGCCGAGATCCTTGCTGGTCAGCGCGGTGCAGTTCTTGATGCTGGTGTAGGCGGAGTAAAGCTTACCGCCGACGATGCGGTCAATGGTGATGTAGGTGCTGCCGGTGGCGTTATCCGGCGTGAGTTCGTTTGCAATGCCCATGGAGCGGAAGGACGCGCCGGTGGAGTTCAGCGTGTGGGTGTCGTTGACATAGACCACAAGCTGGCCGTTCATCTGGCCGGACGAGCCGCTTGCCGTGAAGGGGATGGTCACGGTGTACTTCGACGTGGTGCTGCCCGCGATGAAGTAGACGTTCTTCAGCAGGTTCGAGCCGGTCGAGACGCTGTAGGACTCGCTGCCGACCTTGCCGGAACTGGTCGTGCTGCCCTTGTACAGAGCGCCGCGGGTATCGGTGTTCGAGCCGAAGGTCACGGTGCTCAGGCCGGAGCCGTAGACGCGCTGGAAGTCGCTGACGGACATCTGCTGCTTTTCATTGGCAGAAATGTGGTATTCAACCGTGCTTGCGCTGGTCATGACGATGATCGTGCCGGTTGCGATCTGGGCGCTGCCGTCATAGGCGGCGTACTTGATCGTATGCGTGCCGGTGGTTCTCGTCGGACGGTAGACCATCTTGCTGACTTCGCTGGAAGAGTACTTCGTCGTCGTGCTGACCGTGCTGGACATGGCGCTCGTGGTGTAGAGCGTGCCATTTGCCGGAGACTCAAAGGTGAAGGTGCTGGGCGTAGTCTTGGCTGCGCCCTTAACTGCCGCGGCGATCTTGCTGCCGTCGAGCAGGACATAGGTGTCGTTCTCGCCGAGCGTCAGCGCAACGTTGGCCGCCTCGGGAACCGTGACGGTGAACACCTTTTCAGCGGCATACTTCTTCGCGCCGATGGTCGTCTCAGCCTTGATGGTGACCTGACCGCCAGCCTTGGCCGTCGCGGTGACGGCGGGGCTGCTGTTGGTGCTGATTTTGCTGGAAAGCTTGACAATATTCTCGTCGCTCGAGGTCCATGTGATCGTATAGGTCTTGCCGGTCACGTTGGTCAGCTTTCCGTTGACATACTCCTGCGGCACGCCGGTGATGGTGAACGTCTCGCCGGCCTTTACCGCAGTCGGTTTGAAGGTGATCTCAATGTGGTTCTCACCGGTGATGGTGATGCTTGCCTTGCGGGTTTCCGCGTACTTGCCGTCGCTCGTCGTGACGCGGCAGTAGAACACATAAGTACCCGTGCCGGTGATATACTGCTTGATATTGCTCAGGACCGAACGCATGGGGCTGGTCTTGGACGCAGGATCGGTATAGATTGCACGGTCTGCACCGTTTGACTGGTCGCTGTTCATGTACCAGACCACGGATTTGATCGTACCCGTCGAAACCGACGCCGTCATAGCCAGATCAGCAAAGGTATCGGTAAGCTTGTACGCCGCGTTTGCAGGCTGCTCCGTAAAGGAAATGTCGGAGAAAGTCACTTTCCCGGTTGTCGTAACGCCTGCGTCCGCAAGGTCATTTCTGTTGTAGAAGAATTCCTTTGTAGCCGTTTTGAGGCCATCGAGCGTGTATTTGAACTGCTTGCTGCCATCGGTATTCGTCACAACACTTGCGTTCTTGACCGGCAGTTCATAAATTGCCGTCTCATCCGCGTAAATGCTGGTCTGGATCTCGACCTTGGCCGATTCCTGCTCAAACATGCTCTTGAGTTCAGCGTCCGTCATTCTGCCAACCGTCTCACCGATGCTCGGCTCTTCCGTAATCCGGTATGCGCGGCCCTGATAAACCGTGACGGAATAGGTCGCCGTTACATTGCCATCGACCTTCGCGGTGATCGTCGCCGTACCGGGTGCGACAGCCTCAATCGTTGCAACCGCCTTCTGATCGTCAGACGAAGTAGTCTTTACCTTTGCAACAGCAGGTGCGGAACTCGTCCACTCGATGCGAGAATACGCATTTCTCCGATCTGTCTCGCTATTAAGCAGCGAATCGGGCGCCTTGATGCGCGCGGTCACTTCGAGTGTACCGCGGATCATCGGGGAAACCACAGCGGGCTTGTAATAGCTGTCCTGCAGGCCGAAGACCATCGTGCCGTTGTCCAGCAGTGTTTGCAGACGGGAAGTCTTCCCGTTATACGTCACGCTCTCGCTGTTCATGACTTCGAGCGCTGTAACAGACATACCCTTATTCTTGATGCTGACCGTGCAGACAGCATAAGAACCAACAAGTTTTCCTTCCTCGGCATCCTTATATGTCTTGCCAGCATTGTAGCTTGCAATGCAGATATAGATGTTCGTCGCGTCGCAAGCCTTGTACGGCTCCACCGTTGCAGAAGTCGTAGCGGTGTTGGGTCGGACATACAGACTGTTGTCCTCGCTGTCATACAAATACAGCAGCTTCGGCTGCGCCGTGCCGGAATAGCCGGACACCTTCGGCTGAAGCGTGCCGCTCGTGCCCATCGCTTCCAGCGAAAGCGTCTTCTGCGCGTCCGGCAGTGTGACCGTGACCGTTGCTGCGCCGCTGACCCTGAAGCCGATCTGCTTCGTTGCAGCCGCAGACGTGGACGGCTTCATACCGTCATCGCTCTTGTAATAGACCTGCGCCGTCAGCGTTGCGCCGCCGACACCAGCCGCCGTGACAGTCGCCTCGACCTTATAGGTCGTATAGTTGCCGACTGTGCTTGGTGTGACCGTCGCGCTGGCAGGGTTAACTTTAATGACGCTTTCGTTATCGCTGGTGAAATACACCTTGCAGTTTGCCAGATTGCCTGCGGTCACACCGCCGCTGCTGCCGACCGTGACAGTCGCGGTGAGCGTTCTGGTGTCGCCCTGATTCAGGGCAACCGTGCCGTTGATATTGCTGTTGCTGAGCGCCAGCGTAAGGGTATATGCGTCCCGCACATAAACCGTGAAATACTCCGAATAATCACGACCATTTCCCTTGCCGGTGGCCGTGACGCCCATGACGTCGTCATAGGTTCCGCCCCAGCTTGCAGGCGCGGCTTTTGCTGCGTCCGCATAGCCTGCAATTAGCTGTGTGCCCTTGTACAGCTTCCCTGGCTTGTAAGAGCCCCGGTACAGCGCGGCGGGCTTTGTGCCTTTGTATAGCATACATTAGCCCTCCGCATACACGCCGTACCAGCTGTCGGCGTCAATGGTACCAGCCGCCACCGCCGCGTCGTAGGCGGCCTGCGTCATTTTGGTGATTCCAGGGTCGCCCTTGGGGCCTACCACCTTACCGATATCTACGCTAACACCGGAATCCAGCGTATAGATCAGGTGTCCATCTGTGCCGAGGGAGAAGCTGGGCGGCGTGTCGCCGGTGTAGAATAGACGCAGCTCGCCAGTGTCTGCATCTACGTCAAACCCGTACAACCCGTCCGCTACGATGGTGGAGCCGTCCTTGCCGTTCAGGCCGTCCGCCCCTACGGCGTAAACGCCCGTGTCGACATACTTGTTTTCCGTCGAGTTCCAGACATACCAATTTTTGTTGCTGCCGATATAAGGCGTCCTTACGATGCTGTTTGCCGCGTTTGCAGCGGATGTCGCCGCAGCGCTTGAACTTTTGGCTGCCGCTGCAGCGCTGTTTTTTGCCTGACTTGCGCTACCAGCCGCGCTGCTGGCACTGGATGCGGCCTCTCCGGCAGCAGACCGTGCATCCTGTATGTCGTCCAGGATCGTATCAATCTGGATTTGCAGCTGCTCCGCCTGCGAAGCAGGAACGTCCTGATTTACTTCCTCGGTTTCATTCCAGTTGCTTTCCGCAACCTTAAATGTCCCGTAGGCCGCCATTGTAGCGCGTGTTTCTTTTTGTGCAGATGTTGCGGCGCCCTTGATCGCAACCGCCATTCTGCCTGCGTACTTTTTGGCATCGACCGGCACCGTCACCAGATACACATTCGTTTTTCCGGTTTCCAGCAAATTGGCCGTCAAAAGCGTCTGCACGACGTTTTCACCCAAAGCATCGCAGAACTGCACCGTTTTCGTCAGTCCTGTCCACATGGAAGAAAATTCCATGCGCAAAATCACATCGTTATGACTGCCAGCCGCGCCGATCAACACCTTGTCCCCGATAATATACTCGTTCTGTATTTTCAAAGGGATTGTTCGTGTCATACACATCTCCTTTCCGCTGAAAAACGGCACAGCAAGCCTGGAGAATTGCGTTCTCCTGCGCTTGCTGCGCCGTGTCACAGCTGTTTTTTGTGTCTCGCGGTAGTATGCAGGTGTCAGTTCAGCTGCGCCTTGACCGCCTCATATTCCCGGCTTTTCTGCTCCAGCATCTCCGCCGTCGCCGCGTCCTGTGCCATCGAGCGGCGGATGATGTTGTACACCTCGCGGGGAATGCGGACGTGCTTGCCGCGCTGGATGCGGTATACCTTGCCGTTCCATCCCACCACGATGTCGTCCTTGTACCGGTCGTCATCCTTGAACGCCCAGAACGGCACCATGCCGTCGTCGGAGGCTTCACCTGCCGCCATGCCGCGCATAACGGCCTCTGCTGCTTTCGCGGCCTCCTTGGCATCCTCCGCCTCCTTCTTGGCCTGCGCCAGCGCCTCGTTTGCTGCTGCCAGCGCCTTTTCCATCTCCTCCGGAGTTCTCTGCTTCTTGTTGTCAGCCATGCTCATTCCTCCTTGCATTTTGGGTATGCGGAGTGGGAATGACCCCCTCCGCGTTACCGTCAGTTCATCGCGCCGCTCTCAAAGGTGGAGGCGGATTCGATGCGCACCATGTACTGCTCCACCAGACGCTCCGCCACCTTGGTCAGCTTCCAGCCTGCGGTGGCACGCTGATCCAGCGGGTCAGCCGTACCGGCAGAGCCGCGCTGCTTGACGATGTGCTGCAAGCCGCCGCCCTCCAGCTCCGTCACGCCGTAGGCGTCTGCGCCGAGGATCAGGGTAGAGTACACGTCGCGGCCATTTGCGCCGCCCTCGCCGGGATACACCACCGTGCCGTCGGTCACAGCGGCAGGTGCCGTTTTCGTAGTGATGGTAGCGGCACCGGCAGCACCTGCGGCAGCAGATTCCACCTCCAGAAGATCCTTGCCGATCAGAATGTCTCTGCCAGTCAGCGCCTTGGCCTGCTTGTCGGTGAGCTTTTCCTTGATGGTAATGACCTTCCCGGTCGCGCTCTTGGCAGTCAGGTTGCGGGCGCTTTCCTCGGCGCCGTCCTCGATCTTCAGGGGAGTGGCATGAAAGATCTTTGCCTCTGTGGTCTCCACAAAGCGCACACCCTCGATCTTGCCGATCTCGCCCTCGTAGATGCCGTCGGGGTCGGAGTAGGTCTTCACATCCACCCACTTCTTGTCGCTCATCAGGTCATAGGCGGTGTCGGGATGGATGATACCGGCAAAGTAGCCGTTGATCTTCTGGGCGTTCATGACCTTCAGGGCGCGTACAGCCTTGCGGATGTCGTCCACCGTCAGGTACTTGTTGTTCTCGGCGGTGCTGTCGCCGCCCACCAGCTCAGAGCGATCCTTCGCACCACCGGCGTACACCACGTTGGTGCCGCCAGCCAGCACCTCGCGGGTGATGGTGTCGGCGGTACGGCCTGCCTGAGATGCCAGAAGGCGGGTGGCCTGCACCAGGTTGTTGTCGATGGCCGTCAGCTCCAGAATATCGGACAGCTCGACGAAGCCACCGTACTGCTTGATGGTGGCGCGGATCACGCCCATGCTAAGTTTCTGACCGGCGGGGGTCACACCTTCGGTCAGAGGCACCAGCGCCTTGGGCAGGCTGTCGTACTTTCTGAACTCGATGGTTTTGCCGCTGTTCTTGGGGATGGGGTGCTTCTGGCCAAACTGGTCATGGATCAACTCCGGCTCGGCAAGGTTGATGAGGCGCATAGAGTAATACACCTTCATCTCGTCGCTCAGACCGGGATCCAGCGTGGTATTGGTGTATGCGTCAAACAGGTTCAGCACCACCGGCATCAGGTACAGGTCGTTGTAAATTGCATTCATGTAATAGCTCCTTTCCGCATATCGCAGCGGAGCCGTAGGTCAAAAGGAAATGCGTTCGCCTCTTGCTACTCTCCGCTCGATCTCCTCAAAGTCCGCTCTCGTCAACTTCGAGGGATCCGTCTTTGTAACAAACGCGCTGTTGGAGCTGGTACCGTTCTCACTGGGACGATTGCCCTTGGCCCGGACGTTATCGGCCACCTTCTTCTCCGTGCTGGCGGCAGCGGCCTGTACCGCATTGCCCATTAGCTCGTCAAAGTGCAGCACCTTGTATGCGTGCTCCATCGGTGTTCCGGCTTTCAGCAGGTTCACAAATTCGTCGTTTTGCAGCTCCTGCACAAGGTCAAAGTTCTGGTACATGGGATTGCTCCTCATGGCCTCCGCCTCCATGTACCACTTCTCGCTCTGCGCCCGGATCTGCGCCTCCTGCTGCTGCATCTGCTGGCCGCGAAGCAGCTCGGCGTTTTCCCGCCGCAGACGGCGAAACTCCTTGTACTGCTCCTCGCTCATGCCCGCCTCCTCGGCGGCTTCGCTCCAGTAGGCGTGGTCGTTGTCCACGGCCTCCAGCAGACGCTTTGCGTCCCCGTCCGCGATGCCGTAACGCTCCATCAGCGTATCCAGCACCGGCTGGTAGGACTGCATCCGCTTCTCCGCCTCCCGCGCCTCCTTGAAACGCCGGTCGATCATCCGCTGTGTCTCCTGGGTGTACAGATCCTTGTACTCCCCATTGATCAGCTCCCGGAAAGCCTTTTTCTTGGCCTCCAGCGCGTCGGACGTGGTCTCCACGTCCTTCACCTTATCCTCAGTCCCGGCGTCGGACTGTACTTCCGTCTGGCTCTCCGCCTGTTTGCCGTACTTGACGTTGGCCAGTGCGCCCGATTTGCTCTGGCGGGTGGTACCGGAGCTTGCCTGTGTCTCGCCCTGTGCGGTGGCAGCTGTCGCCCCATCGCCGCCCTCGCCGTCAAAGAGGCCGAGGGAGATTTTGTAAAGGTACATATCTGTTCCTCCTTTGATTCGCGGGCATATCGCTCCCGTGCAGCGCCCCCTATCCACCATTGCGGCGGGCGGCGGATCTTCACCGCCGTCACACAGCGCAGGCAGGGAGGAAGTATCTATATCGTAGAAAGGGGGCGCGGGCTCCCGCACCCCTAAAACGAAAAATATTTTTATTTTTTTTCGATTTTTACGGAGATCGCCTCCGGCTTGGCTTTTTCCAGCTGCAAAAAGCCAATTTTAAGCAGGTCATACAGCCACCTCCCGCCGTGCCAGCGCAGGTACGCATCCCCACTGTCCAGCCGTTCCAGCACAAGCTCCGCCTCCTGCGTGTTGTGCAGCCAGCCCGCCGCTGTGTACAAGAGACAGCTTACCGCCGCACACACGTCAGGGTATCCTGTGGCGTGTCCCTTGCACATCACGGAGCAGTTATCCCCGTGATGCAGTGTTACCTCCGTCATAGGCTGGGCGTACTACGCTTTGCCAATGCCTGCCCGTAGCCGGTCATAGGCGCCTGCGCCTCCATGATGCCGCTTGCAAGATGGCTGGTGGCCTCCGCAGGTGCGCCGCCGCCAGTCTGCGCCGGTGCAGCGCCCGCGCTTTCCTGCGGCATAATAGCGCCCGTCAGCATGGCAATCTGCGACTGCATCTGCATCAGCATATTCAATAGGGTCTGCCCCTGCATCACCTTTTCCCGCACGGTCTGGATGCCCTCGAAGTCCATCATCTCCAGCGCCGTCAGACTGGCCTGCGCGTTGTCAGGATTGAAAAAGCCCAGGGAGTACAGTTCCTTGGCCCGCTCGTTCTGCTCCATGCGGGAGAAAGGATTCTTTTTCTGCGCCTTGATTTTCAAGTCAAACACAGGCTTTCGGAACATCTCGTTGCCCATCGTGTCCAGCCCCGTCATCTGATCCTGCAAACCAGTGTTGTCGAAGTCTACGAACTGATACTCGTTGCCCTTGCCGGTAATGCGAAAGCTGCGGCTCACATCGTAAAATTGCCGCATCAGCTCCACACACAGCAAGTTAATTTGTGTGTAGGCTCGGTAGCTGGCGGCGATCATATCCCGGCTTGCCTTGTTTCCGGCCTCCTGCAAGGCGGCAATAGCCGCTGCCGCCGTCACGTTGGTGGTGCCGCCGGAGTTTACGTCCCGGTTTGCCGCCGTGTCCTTCATTTCCTCGATCTTCATCTGCGCCACCGTGACGTAGATATCAGAAAGCGGCTGGGTGACAATCTCCTTGATCCGCTGGTCGCCGATCTCACCGTTGACGTGTACCAGCGGGCGATTCCAGTCAATAAACTCCTGTTCGTTGATGGCCGTACTTTCCGAAACAAAAAAACGCTTTTTGGTCGCCATCATCGCGTTTTCCAGAATGTTGGCGCTAAGCTTGTCGATATACAGCTGGGGGTCTTTGCAGATCGCCACATAGCCAAAGCCGATAGGCGTACCCTTCTCCGGGTACATGACGTCCAGCACCACCGGATACATCCCGTGGTCGTAAAAGCCACGCTCCCGATACTCCGGATCGTTTTCGCTGGCGTACAGCAGGGTAGATCCCACAAACTTAACGTAGTGCAGCGCCGTCCTGCCGCTGGGCGTCTTGACCTTGTAATACCAGTCCACTACCACGCTCTTCTCGCTGGTGTCCACGGTGTCGTCGTAGATGTATTCCTTCACGTCCACGACCTTGCCCTTCTGCTTGCCCTTGAGCTGAGGGTACTCGCTGTCCAGCAGGTCGTTGTCCACCAGATCCACGATAAACAGATTCCGGCTCTTCTGGATGTCCGTGATCCCCGGCTCCCAGAACAGGTTCAAAAGGTCGATGTCCCGGATCTCGATGTCGCCCAGCCCGTTGTCCTTCTTGCTGTCCCAGAACACGCCGTACACCGCCGTGCCGTGCTTCAGCTTTTCCCACCAGTTGTCGGAGTACACCTGCTCAAAATGGTTATACTCCTGCACCACCGGCAAAATCTGGCTCAGCGTCTTTGCGCTCTGCTCGTCGCTCTTTTCACGGGGCAGCACCACCGGCTCCGGATAGTTGTCCATCGCGTCCGCGTGCTTATTCTGGATGGTGTTAAACAGCCACGCCGACGTAGGCTTGGGCTGGGGAGGGGAGGAGAGGACTTCCTTGCCGCTCTTGTCCACCAGCTTGGCCTTGCTCTGCCCGATGCCCTCCCAGTGCCGCAGCTCCCACCACAGCTCGTCGTTGACCACCCGGCTCTCCAGATTGCCCTTGCCGTTTTTGTACCGCGTCAGCAGGTCGATCCCGCGCTCCACGTCCTTTTCTGTGATGGTGGGCGTGTCGTCCGTCCGCTCCAGCAGCATCGCCGCCATCTCCGGCGGCATACCGTCTTCCGGCACAATGCCGGGGATGCCGTATCTCTCCATATCCTTTTCCCCCTTAATAGGTCTGATAAAATGCGTACCGGCTGGGCCTGTACTCGTCCTCTGTGTCCAGCGGCGAATAGGGACGCTCCACGATGTGTCCCATGTCCCTTGGCCCGATAGGGTTTTTCATACAGACGTACCGCAGCTGGTCGTAGATGTGATCCTCGCCGTCCGTGTCGATGTCCTCCACGTCTGTCTGGTCATAGACCAGGTTCGGAACCGTCCGTATGAAGTTCTTGCAGGTGTTGAACACATACAGCATCGGCACGCCGTCTGCGTCGAACGCCAGCCGGTGGTGGATCTGCATCTTGCCGTTGATCCGTGCGTGGTCGCCTTTTTCAAAGTAGACACGCTCACGCTCCATCAGAGCACCCACGCTCTCCGTGCCGTCGCTCTGCCAGATCGCCGGGTCGCCCACGCGGTGTATGTCCCGCCCCCGCAGGTTTGGGTCGTCCGCCTCGATGCGCCGTATCTCCTGCGCCACCTTGGTCGGCTCCCACATCACGCCACGGTTTGGCGTCCCGTTGCAGCCGTAAAACTCCCGGATATGGTACATCCGCCGGTTTCTGTCCACCGCGTACCACCCCACGGAAAACGGTCGGGAATAGCCCCAGTCCAGCCCACACCAGATCACCCAGTCCTCCGGTATCCGGAATGGCTCGATGACGTGGGTCTGCTTCCTGTCCAGATAGTGTTCCCGGTCGTTTTTCCACTCGGTGAACACCTGCCCCTCGAAGCTGTCCCAGTTTCCGTACAGCAGTGCGTTACGCTCCGCCTCCGGCATACTGGCCAGCCGCTGCACATATAACGGATCATTCTCCATCAGGATCTTGTTGTCAAACACCGAGGACGGCACGAATATCCGCTGCTGCTGCCCCGTGTGCTTTTCCCCGTCCGGCGTATACCACACCGCCTCCTCTGTGATGGGCTGCATCGGCGGTGCCGCCGTGATAAACCGCTCCTTGACCCATCCATGTCCGATGTTGCCGGGGTTGGCGGTGGAGCGCATATAGACCCGCGTCCCCGCCCCGTTGGGACGGTTGCGGGATTTCAGGTAGTCGTATTCTTCTTGGGTAAAATGCGTTAGCTCGTCGAACGCGATAAAGTCATATGCCTGCCCCTGATACTGTATCTTGTCCTGCGTCCGGTTCATACTCCCGAACACGATCTGCGCTCCGGAAGGAAACCGCCAGGTGTGGTTGCTGCCGTTGTACCGCGCCTTGGGATACGCACGGGGGTAGTAGTTCAGCGTCTTGTCGATCAGCTCCCGCAGCTGTGGGAATGTTTTGCGCAGAATCAGCGCCTTGTACCAGGGGATATGCACCTGCCGCAGCGCTTCGATGACCAGAGCGTCGCTCTTGCCGCCGCCCGCCGCCCCGCCATACAGGGCTTCGTATTCCGGCCTTGCCATAAATACGGCCTGCCGCTCCTGCGGCTTCCACACGATCTCAGGCATCCATCTTTACCTCCGGCATCAGCACCACGCCAATCTCCTGCCGGTCTGCCTCCGGCGCTTTCTCGCGCCATCCGAAATTACAGCCCAGACTAAACTTTGCGCCGTTCGCGCCGTCACGGTCGTAGAGCCGCGCCTCTGCGTATTCTTCGCACCGCGCCTTTGCTCGCGTGACCGTGTCCGCGAATTCCGGCCTTGCCTGATAATCAATCAACGCTTGCCGTCCGGTAAAGCCCAATGCCAGCGCCAGCCCAGTGATCGTTGGAGGCTTTGCGTTTATGATGATAGGTATCCCGTACTTATCCCGCACCGCGCATCCGTCATCCCCGATAAATGGCTCTCCCTTGCACGCCTTAAAGTAAGCATCAATCGCCGCCTGCATCGCCTTTACGCTTTTCCATTTTCTCGGCGCTCCTGCCGGCATACGCTCACACCCTTTCTTTCCTGACGCAGCGGCCTCCCACCACTGGCCCTTGTCATTGCCGCGTCCTTCCCCGGCTTTCGCCTCGCCTGTATTCCATGTCTCCCCTGGGTCACATTTTTAAGAGGTGCGGGAAGTCCTGTTTTATGTAAGCAGACTATTTGGGACGCATCCCTTACAGCGGTCTGCCAGCGCACCGCCTGTTGTTTTACACAATCGGTCGGGTGCCACCACGTATCCATACTATCCTACACAGCGGCTTTGTCCTAACTGCCGCTTTCGTACAGCGCGCAGGAAAGACCACTTCCGCAGGCTTACGCTCCGTGCGGCTGCGAGGCAAGAGGTCACGCCTATGGTGCAGACAGCAAGATTTGAACTTGCGAACCCGAAAATTCTTCATATCGGAGATGTATCCACCCAGCTTCTGCCTGCATATTGCTTTCCTCCGGGCGGGGCCGCAGCCCCGCCCATCGAGAAGGGGAAATGCAGAGTGTCCCCCTGCATCTCCCACAATACATATATGTGCTTTAGTTATCACCCCTTGTTTTAAAAATTTTTGCAATTTTCCATTCGTGTTTTTCCTGTTCTCTGATAGCCGTCATGATTCGCCTGTCCGTTTCCGTCAGCACAAACAGCGATTTTTCCCAATCGTTTGGGAGTGGTATGATTTTCGATATTGGCACACATCGCACTTTTGTCCATCTATTCATTCTCTACAGTCTTTCATTTCCGCCTCAGCCTTGCCACTTTTACGAGCACAAAGACCACCACGCCGACAAACCACAGCGCAAATCCGATCCACATCGGGGACAGCACCCACATCCATGACCAGTTGATGACGCCGCACAGTTTCAGCACAATAAACGCAATCTGGAGCAGCGTTCCGCCAATACCGCCCGTAGTGTTAAAATTTTTGCTTTCCATTTACTTTTCCTCCAATTCTTTCAGAACCTTCCGGATCACATCGCCGCCGTAGGAGTTTTTAGTCAGGTCCAAAAACTCCTGCAGCGACATGGCGGAATGCTCCACGTCGATGCCGTGGTCGCGGGCAAACTGCCTGCGCCCCATGTCACAGCTGCCAGTGAGCCGATGGTGCCAGTCGTAAAAATACTGCGCCGGATACGCTTTGCCGTCCTCCGTCTCCCGCAGAAACGCCGCGATGCGCTCCTCCTCCGGCATATCCTCAAACAGCTTGTCACGCAGCGCATCCATGGCTTCGGCCAGCGTCGCGCCGTGGGCAAAGCGGTTGTCCTGCCTGACAACGTAGCAGGGCGTTGTGGTCAGGTCGAGGTTCAGAATCGCGCCGTGTGCCACGTTTCCCCGCACATGGCGGAGGATCGTAGGCACATCGTCGATGGTGTACACCGGTTCTCCGTTAAAGGACTTTATGCCGTAGCCGTAGCCGTAGCCGTAGCCGGAGCTTACAGCCAGAAATGCTTTGATCTTCTCAGCCCGCGCACTCATCGCTTCCACTCCTTCACGTTACTGATAGACGTCGCGGCCTGCTCGGTGCAGGGGATCACCTGGATCACGCCGGTCACGTCCATCTCCGGCACCACCACGGTAAACTTGCAGTCGCCGGGGGTCTTGGTGCCGTCCATGGCCAGCTGCTCGATGGCGCACGCGCCGTTCCAGTACCAAAGCTTCCGCACGTTGGTCATGGTGGCCTCCGTGCCTCTGCGTTCCTTGATGGCGCCGAAAAACACGCCTGCGCGGGCGCACCGCACGATGTACATCTGCTCTTTCTTCTCGTTCATGGTCTTTTTCCTCCGTATTTTTTAATTTCACCGGGTTCCCGGCGGTTTACTGTTTCCATCGGCACCCGTCACACGCGCCCTCGTGTGCGTGTTTATACTTCCCGCAGTATTGGCATAGCTCGTTCCGCATCGCATGAATGTCGCTTGGTGTATAGCCAGTGTCCTCGTAGGCGGCGAGGCGTAGGAGCATTTTGCACATGATAGGGTTATCTGGAACCAAGGTCACGCCTACAAGTTCCCCTGGGAACACAGTGCCGCTGCCAATTTTCTTCGTCAGCCGTTCCATCACCGCTCCCTATTCCGCAGAGCATCTACCAATTTTCTGTTTTGTAGGCCGTAGTGGTAATCATCACGACGACCGTCGTCGTAGATGTTCTCCACATACAACTCATTATTTTCCCAATTAGCTACCTTGGCGATGGGAAAATGGACTGCTCTACCACATCCGTTGTTCTCACCGATTGTGGCAAACACGATCTGTTTCGCCTCCTTGGGAAGATCATGTACCAGAGCAAAGCGCAAAAAGCGCCATTCACTCCAGGTGAGATTTTTCTCTTTGTACGCTGCGCAGAATGCGGCGGCCACTTCCTTTGCAGGGTGCTTTCCTACCATCACCTGCAGCAATCCTTCCATCTTCTGATTCATTGCAGTTTCTCCTTTCATCTTCTCGATCTGCGCATCCCGCCGCAGTACGGTATCCCGCAGGGCGGCGTTTGCCTGCAACAGCTCCTCGATGTGCCGCTGCTGGTTCTCAATCAGGTCAGCAGCGGCATCCAACACTCGTTCTTGGCAACTCTGCTTATCGTTGTAGATTGTGCAACCATGACACTCTCCCTCGGCACAGCACCGCAGCGCGGTCACGATCTCTTTTTGTGTCATGTATTCTCCCTCCGCATATACTCTTCAAAACTGCACGACTTAAACGCAGCCCGCATATTCACCCATCTGGCGAGGTGTTTCTGCTTGGCAGTCGGCTCCCCGCCGTCATAGTCGCGGTATGGCTGTGCGAATGGCTGTACGCCCATGTCCCGAAGGGCAAGTATGCGCTTGTGGCTTTCCTCCACATCCTGCACCAGCACATAGCACCAAAACCGCCACGGCTGCACGCCAGCCTCTCTCAGATACGCCGTGGCCTGCTCAATCACCGGCAGCATGGCGGAGGTGTCGCAGCTCATACGTACAAATCGGATCCATTTCAGCCCCGCCAGCAGATTTGCCGCCTGCGGCGTAATGAGCCGCGCATCCAAGCCCTGATTGAAGTCCACCCGCACATTCTCGCGCCCCATGCGTTCGATCTGCTCTAAGCCGTGGTCGTGCGCCAAAACGTTGTTGTCCATGAAGATGATGTCCCGACTGTCAGGGCGCTTTACTTCTTCCCATGTTGCCGCCGGTCGGACAAGCCCTTCTTTCTTCGGCACGATACACCAAGGGCAGTTGCGGATGCAGCCGCGTGTCAGAAATCCAATGGCCGGTTTCCACGCCGGATACAGCAAGTAGTCTGGTCGCATTCGCTCCACTTCGTCCGGCAGAGCGCAGTAATCCTTGTACCCTGTGCCACCTGTAATGACCTCGTCGGCGTTGATACAGGTGTCCACATCAGGGGAGAACGTAAAAACCTTACTCATGTACACTCGGTCATAGTGCTTAAAGCCGTCCCACATCTCCACGCTATCACCGTTGGCTTTGTGGTAGGCAGACAGCCGCATCAGCGCGAGGTTGGGAAAGTTATGTCCGTCCACGTCAATCAATCCAATGTTCATCTCAGCACCTCACACCGCCACGCAGTCCATCAGTTGCGCCATTGTGGTGATGGTCACGCCGCACCACTCCGGCAGGTTGGCACGCACCAGCGCGGATGCCACCGGCGGACACACCGCAATGGCAATACGGCTGTCGTCTACTCTCTACTCTGCCGCAACGTGAGCATCGGTAGTATCGTTCCGGCATGATGTGGTCACCGTCTAAGAATGAGATCCACCTCCCATGCACCACTGGGGCAACATCAGCGGCGGGTGCTTTCCAGATAGGGCAACTTTGCCTATCGCAATACTCATTACTGCATCGGCAATGCTTTTCGCAGTATTCTGCCCTGTCGATGTATTCAGCCATTGTCGTTCTCCTCCCCGTTGAACCACTTCCGCAGTTCGTGAGCGCACGAAACACACAGCTCGTAGTCATTGTCGTTTATGTCGTTCTTAACTCGCCGCATACCGGCATAGGTGACGGAGTTAAACGGGTTGATCTCCGCTCCGCAGCGGTCACACACTCTCTTTGTTGCCATTGTCAGCCCTCCATGTTTTCCACATAGTACCAGCTCTGCGGTGCGCGCTTGATTGTCACCGGCTCCGAGCCAAATTTCGTTTCACGCATACAAGTAAACTCGTCCAACCTCTTCGGCTTATCGTAGATATTCAGGTCGGAGATATGCCAACCGTAAATATAGTGTTTTCCCTCTTCGGAATATTTGAAATAGATATCTTCGCGGCGAACACAGGATTGCTGTTCGGCAATGTCTGCATTTGCCATCTCACATCGTTGTAGGATGTAGTCGCACACAAACTCGCCGATAACCTTGCCGTTGCATCTGCCGACCGTATTGGTCCGGACGGTATCCCTGTCCAGATTTCCACCCTTTACAAAGATATACGGATGACCACTTGTGCAGTAGATATAGCACTTAAACGGTACCTCCAGTTTCGGCACGGACTTACGCAATTCCATAGTTTTTCTGCCAATGATGATTTTCGCGCACCACTTCGGGCGGACGCTCAGCATGACAGCCTTGCTCATTTCTTCATCGCCTCCAATGCTTTCTCCGCCTCCTCGCGGATCAGGAATACGGTCTTGCCGATTTCCCCGGCACTTACACCTGACAGAGATTGCCAAACAAACCCTTCTACAATGTCCCACTCGATAAACAAGCCGAACAATTCCACGCGGATAGCTTTAACTTTATACACACTGATCGTTTTTCGACCCGTTACTTCGTAAAGCCTGTCACCCACATTGCACGGCAGTACCAGCACGCGCCCGTCCTTGTCGGCCTCGGCCAGCTCCCGCAAGCGGCCATAACCTCCACCGATGCTGTTCAGCGCAGCCATCATTGCGCGCCACTCGCCCGACATACTGATGACTTCTGCCGGTGTCAGCTCCGTGTCCTCGTAGGCCGCGAGGCGCATCATAATGACATCCATGTCGCTTACGATGGGTATTGCGTGCGCGTGTCCTGCAATGCTTTCATATTCCGTCAGTCGTTCCATCACTCTACCTCCCCAATCTCGTCCTCGCCAAACTCCACGCCGTCATTGATGCGCTCCAAAACGCCTTCCACAAAGTCCTCATCGGCACAGGCGTTTAAGTACCTGATAACATCATTGGCTAACTGCATGACGGTTTTCTTGCTGTCCATCACATATCCCTCCATTTGCACCCGTCACAGGCACCCTCGTGTGCTTGTTTGTACTTCCCGCAGTATTGACATAGCTCGTTTTTCATGGCGTGCAGTTCGCTTTGCTCCTCCTCCACCGCCACGGCCTTGGCAAACTGCGCCAGTCCCTCGCTCATCTTCTCGATCTGCGCATCCCGCCGAATGATGGTGTCACGCAATCCAGCGTTGGCCTGCATCAGTGCCTCGATGTGCCGCTGCTGGTTCTCGATCAGGTCAGCGGCGGCGGAAAGGTTATCGTCCAGCATAATAATAGACGATCCCCACTCGTTACCAACCGCCTGCTCAGCGTGCTCACGCAGCGCGGTCACGATCTCATCCCTCTTCATGTCATTCCTCCTCTGGAAAATGTTTCTTTGTCACCGCGATGGGGAACGGTTCGATCTCGCTTGCCCACCGCGCCGTACCTTTCCCGTGTATGCGCTCCCAGATCAGCGTGGGGGATGTTTCTTCCTCGTATCCGATGCTGTGCGCCTTTTCGCTGTTGCCCAGCTTAAACCCGGCGCACAATACGCTGTCCCGTGCCATGCCGCCGTTCTCGTTGCCGTTCAAACTGTGCCATGCGCCATCCTGATCGTACACCCTTGCGCTCTGCGCGTCCCACGGATTCATACACGCAACCTCCGCGCACACAGCTGGACGGTCTATTGTGTTCAGCGTGTAGCTCTCATCCGTTTTCCAGCCTTTCCCGTTGCATCTGGCGGTATCGGCGCGGTCGATGCCGTTTCCTTGCAGGCAGAAAATCGTCTGGTCGTTGCCCGTACCCAACGTTCCGCTTTTCTCCGTCTGCACTAACGCGCCTTTTCCTCCTCCGTCACAGCCCCCCCTGATGCGGACTGCATACGATGTTGGGGCCTCTGTCGGCGCAGGGGCTTCCGTCCGCTCTTGCGGTGAGGCTCCTTGCGACTGCCGGATTAAAATCGCTTTCAGCAACTTCGGCAAATCCTTCCCCCGCCTCTCCGCTCTCCGCAATACCCCCAGACACGCTTTCGCTGTCAAATTGTATTTGGGCAGCGGATTCACCTCCAAAATCTGCGACAACCGAGATTCTTCGGCGACGCTGTGGGGTCCCCAGACGGATAACATTTCCTGTACGGCTGTCTCGGATGGTTTTTCCCCAGTCTTTAGCGTCGTGAGTTCGCCAAGCGATAGACCACCCATCACCGTCAATGGCTCCTGCCTTTGTCCATTTCCACTTTTTCGGCAGTCCAGATAAAGAAAATCCCGGTTCTGCGATACGCGCAATTTCTTCCAGCACGGCGTGGAAGTCTTTTCCTCTGTTGCTGCTGAATGCTCCGACAACGTTCTCCCAAACGAGAAACCGAGGTCGGACCATGTTACCTGTCCGTCCATTCCGTTTGTCCTCCGCTCTCATTTCTTTTACGATGCGCACCTGCTCCATAAACAAGCCGCTTCGCGCTCCCGCTAAACCGGCGCGTTTCCCAGCGATGGATAGATCCTGTCTAACAAGGTGAACCACCTGTAATACACCAAATGGGTTCAATCTCTGCCCCATTTATTTTCGTAATATCGCCTAAATGTTTCACCTAAATCACCTCCTAATCTCCAAACACAACGCCGCACTCGTCCTTCAGCACGTCCTTGATGTGCTTCCGCTTGATGCGGCCTTCGTTGATCTCCTGTGTGATCTTCTCAAGACATTTGTACAGGTACGCAATACTGTGCGTATCGCGGCTGTCCGGTGTCTCCTCCTGGACGTGCCAGCCGCACTTGTCGATGAGCGCCATCGCCACCATGTCCATGCACTCCTGTGTGCCTCTGCGCTTGCCGTCCATAAAGATCCGGTCGTCCCGGCTCAAATGCTGCTTGCCCATATCAATACCTCACTCCTATGTAGTCCAGCACCCGCGCATAACCAAGGCCGTCTTTCGTGGGTTTCCACAGACCGTCCGTGTCAAATGCCCCGCCGCCGATGCAGAACGCATAGTGCTTCGGGTGCGTCAGCTTCATGCGTTCAAAGCGGTTGACGCCTTTTTCGAGATGCGCCCCGAACGCGCAAAACATACACCCCGTCCTCTGGCATCCCGTGCAGTGCAGCTTGCAGCCGATCAGCGTCGCGCCGTAGTCGTTCTCGCCGTCGCTGGCCACGATGTCTCCGTACACGCTGGCGTAGGGTAGCCCATGCTCCACAATAAACCGCAGCACATCCTGCTCCGTCCAGAAACTCATGGGCTTGCCCATCGGTCGCTTGCTCTCGAAGGCGTTGCACCCGGTATTCAGCCAATACGCCATGCGTAATCTGCTTTCCTCCGCCATCGTCGCTGTTGTAGCCTGCTGCCCGGTTTTGTGTGCGTAGGTTTTCAGCGGTGACTTTTTCATAATGGCGCAGCACGTCGAGGAGATTACAAACGGTGCGTACAACAGATATTCCCATTTCTCGCAGTTGTAGACAGACGGCTGACCGTCTTTTCGCACGGCTTCCCCTCGCAGCCGCTTCATTCTCAAGCCGTTTGGGTTCCTGCGGGCTTCGCTGACATATTCCGCAACCTCTTTGCTCACGATGCTGTACCCGTACTTCGTCACCACCTGCCGGATGTTCATCTTCGGACGCAGGCGGTGGAGGTTTACGGTCACGCGGGGAAAATCCCTCCGCAGCCACGCGGCGTACTCGTTCACGAACTTCTGAATTTCAGGGTACTCCAATCCAGTGTTCACGAACACCAAGTTCAGCTCCCACGGCGGCGTCCTGAAGCTCGCCAGATACCGCGCCGCCAGATACGCCAGCACCGTGCTGTCCTTGCCGCCGGAGAAGCTGACGTAGCACTGCCCGCCCCATGCGGTGTACCACTCGTCTAACTTCTCGTAGGTGGTCAGTTCCTTTTCCGTCAAATCCAGCGCCATGAGCTTTTTCGCCGCCTCCCGCGTCAGCGGCTGATTTGTCGGCATCATCACTCGCCCTCCTCCAGACGCACCACCTCATAGCATCCGTAGCTGCCGCCGTGCCGGAACGCCTTACAAATCGCCGCACGGACATTCTGATACTTCCGCCCGGACATCTGCGCCAACTCCGCCGTGGTCGTACCCCACCAGCGGGGCAGGCGGTACTTATCACGGGTGACGATCATGTATACCGTGGTCATGCTCACACCTCCCGGATGGCGAATCCGTACCGGTTGCGAAACAGCTTCGCTTTCATGGCATACTCCCGCGTCCGCATCCCCTTCACGTCCTCCACCACCGGAAGCCAGTACCGCTGGCCGTAGCTGTCAGGAGCCGTTCTGCGCTCGTATACGAAGTCGGCAACGTAGTCGATACTTTTCACGCGGTCGCCCTCAAACGTCGTGTACGCCTCTTGCAAGCAGTATCTTACCTGCAATTTCAGGCCCCGTATCTCCCCAGCCTTTTGCAGCAGCATCAGCGCGTCGTAGCGCTCCGCCTCCTTCTTGCTGTCGAAGGTCAGTTTTCCGCGCCGCGTCTTTTGCGCCTTGTACTTGCTTGGCTTGCGCATCTTCTCCATGACCTGCTTCTGCGCCGCAGGCCCCAGCCGCATCAGATCCTCACTGTTCATCCAACAACCCTCTTTTCTCCAGTCCGCGCCTGCTCATGGTGTAGCGCTTGACCGTCGTCATTTTCTGCTCTTTTCCGCAGCGCTGGCACACGCCCTGCGCCCAGCCGTGGAACGCTGGCTCGATGATGTAATCCGCCGCCATCTCCTGCAAACAGGCCACGCACAGCCGCGCTCTGGCCACGCGCCAGATGCCTTTATCCATCCAGCTCCTCCTTGGCCTCCTGCCACGTCATCCCGTGTTCTCGTGCATAGCGGGAGATACGGCCCGGTTTGCGCTCCTTGTGGACGTAGTCCCGCATCCATGCGAAACGCTCCATCGTGTCCTGCGCTTGTTCTTCCTGCGCCTGCTCCTCCTGCGGCTCAATGCCCATCGTGATATCGGCCACATCGGGAAAAAATTTATTGCGTCTGGCATAGGCGACGGCGGCGGCTCTTACGTCCGCGTAGCTGTAAGGCTCTAAGGCGATCTCCCACGCCAGCTTCATTTTTGTCGTGACCTGCTTGTTCGGCCAGAACTGGGAAAACAGGGTAAAAAGCTTCTCAACCTCGCATTTGTCCATTTCTTCCTCCTCCGGTAGTACATACTCCCGCCGCCGTAATATATAACATTCGTTCTCTTACTCTCCCTCTCTCTCTTACTCTCTCTCTTTCTCCCCCTCTTTCTCCTTGCGCCTTTGTTTTGCGTTTGTTCCACTTTTGTTATCAGTTTGATTCTGATTTGTTCTGGCGGTTGGCGGCTTTATTTCTGCCGCTGTCCAGTGTGGGGCGAATCAAATTAAATGCGACACTGGCGGCGGGGGAGAGACTGCTGGACGGTTCTGTTTCGTTCAGCGCATAGTCGCAGATCGCCAGAAGGATCTCCGCCTGCTGCTTTCTGGGAAGAGGCTGGATCGCATCCCAGTAGGAGCTGTAAAACGTGAATTGTTTGCGCTTCACACCGCCTCACTCCTTCTTCATCGCCCCGATGACGTAAACGCCGCGCTCCTTGTCCAGCGCCACCTGCACGGTGTAGTCTGTCAGCGCCTGCGTCACCAGCTCCTCAGGGATCTCCAGATGGTAGCCCCACAGTGTGTCGCAGTCCTCACGCTTCTCGCCAAACTGTACGGCACAGGCGGCGTAGTGCGCATCCATGCCGCGCCTGAACGCCTCGATCACGCTCTCCGCGTCCTCGATGTGCTGCCGCTGGCGCTGTACGATGTTTTCCAGGTGCCGATTCTGCCGCCGCAGACCCTTGATCTCATCCTGCATCTTTCCCATTCTTTTCTTCCTTTCTCTCGTACTCGTCCGTCAGGTGCCGTGCGATGGTGCAATGCTCCCACGCACCGGCACAGAATTGATTCATGAAGCGGGATGCCGCGCCGCCCGTCTCGAAGCTGACGCGGCTTCCGCCCTCACAGCAGACCCGCCGTTTCTCGCTGCTGGTAAAGTAGGGGCAGGTGTACCGCTTGTGCCAGTAATCCATGCCGCTTACCCCTCCCATCAGAACGGCAGGTCGCCGTCGTCCTCGATCTCGGTAAAGCCGGTGGGTCGCGCCGCGCCGCTGTCCGCGTCCTTTTTGGCATCGCCAAAGTAGATGTTGTCCGCCAGCACCTCGGCGTTCCGACGCTTGTTCCCGTCCTTGTCCGTCCAGTCCCGCAGCTGCAAGCGCCCTTCCACCACAGCCATACGGCCCTTGGAGAAATACTTGGATACGAACTCGGCGGTGTTGCGCCACGCCACCACGTCAATAAAATCCGTGTCCTTGGTGCCGTCCGCGTTCTTAAAGTCCCGGTCTACCGCCAGCGTGAAGCTGGTGACGGCGGTGCCGTTCTGCGTCCTGCGCAGTTCCGGATCGCGGGTCAGGCGGCCCATAATGAAAATCTTGTTCAGCATTTCAAATCTCCTTATCCAATTCTTTTTGTTCCGCAAACTTGTACATCATATGTGCTGCATACGAAATAGCCTGCATTAGATCCACTTCCCGCGTTCCTTTAACCTTGGAATACGCCTTGCATATCTCCGTCCCTTGGAAATACATACGCAATACAATTTTTTCTGGAGAGACATCCAACCCCAGCGTATACAGCCCAGCCCCACTGTTAGCTTTTGTAGGTTGAACGTCTTCCTTTTTCTGAAATGCGCCATTCTCCACTCCAAGCTCTCGGACTAACAGGTCGTATGTGTAGTCAGCCATATCGCCTGTGCAAGAGCACAAGAAGTTTGAGTTGCGACCGATGCGCCTACACACATCAGATTGCGTCATACCGTGCTCCCGAATATGCTTTTTTATAGCCGGGATATCCACCTTGATTCGTTTCATTTCTTTTCACCCATTCCTCTCATAAATAACTTTTGCCGAACTCGCGGCGGAAGTCCTCCTCCGTCCAGCCCTGCTCCTGCATAGCCTTCAGCTGGCCGTAGCGCCGCAGCCTACGCATCTGGTCGCCGCTCCGGTGTACGGCACTCTTGCCGTTCCGGTGGCACCTGTTGCCGCAGAGCCACACTACCAGGCCGTACTTTTCGCTTTTCTTGCGGTTCGTCCCGCCAAAAATGTGGTGGCATTCCAACGGGTCGTTTGTGTCACGCCGTCCGCACAGGAAGCACCGTATCATACGCTCACCTCTCCCCACCGGCTCACAAGGGCATCCAGCTCTCGCGGCGTCATAGTCTCGATGCCGACATCCCGGCAATCCTGCACGATGGCGTCTATCAGCCGCGCCATCTGCTCCGTGTCGTATACGGAGCTGCCGTACCAGACGGTCACGTTCACGCAGCCCTTGATTTTGCTGGGGCCGGTATCGGTCATCCAGCCGATACCGTTCCGTTCCCAGCTCCGGCAGAACGCCTCCGCCGCCTTTTCCCGCAGGCACAGCACCTCACTGACGCCGCCGATGCTCTGTATTTCCTGCCGGTATACCTTCTCTCTCGCAACGCCGTAGTGCGCCGCCAGCTTGTCCAGCAGCACCCACGCATACCCGTTGGCATCGAGGCTCCGCCCCTTGCCCTTGATGGTGGCGGTATACGCCTTGCCCGGCTTCAGCGCGTCACAGACCTCCATCGTCGCCTCCGGTGACTTCACACGCAGGCAGAGCCACGCGCCCTCGCTGTCCTGCGACCAACGCGCCGCGTTAACCGTTACCTGCCGCATGGTTGTTCTCCGCTCTCATGCAGCCCCAGCAGAGGCGCTTGCCGTACTTCTTTACCGCGTTCTCTACGATCTCGTTGGTGGGATACACACGATCCCCGCACTTTACCGGCTTGATGGGAAGTCCGCAGCACTCACACAGCACCGGCGCCTCCTGCTTGCTCTCCGGCTTGTCATACTTGCTCCTATCCGCGTCCCAGTACACGTCCGCGCCGAAGCCCAGCGCCTTACACGCTACGGAGATAGCATCCGTCAGCGCCATCTTAAAACACTCGTCGGAGGTATACAGGCCGTTCTTCTCCTTCGCCACAAATGCGCTGCCGCCCGTGCCGGGGATCGCGTCAGACCACACGCCGTCGGCCTTTACAAACAGGTCAATGTCCAGAAATGCGGCTACTTCGCTGTTCGCGCCCTGCTCAAGCCGCTTGTCAGTGATGACGTATTTCCATCCAAAGCCGCAAGGGCCGAACTTCTCTGTCAGCGCCTTAATGCGCCACATGGGGTTGATATCCGTTTTGCCCTTCAAGCGGCCCGCCTCGATGCGCCTTTTTGCGCTGTCCGGCACACTGCGGACTTCGTTGTAGATCGTCAGGTTATCCATCACTTCACCCCCATGTTCATCCGCGTCACCAGCTCCGCGCCGTCAATGGCCGTCCCGGCTTTCAGCAGCGACGTGATGTCGCTCTTGGCTACCGTGGGCGCGGCGTAGGTCACCTTGCCGCCGTATCCGTTGTCCATGCACCATTTCACAAGAGCCTCCATGCTGGTGATCTCCACCGCCGTGCTCTTGCGATATGTCACGGCACACTTGGCCGTCTGGAACGGCGCACCGTCCAGCGCCCGGTCAACGTAACCCAGCAGCTTGTCCCGCTTGGCTTCCAGCGCCCTGCGCCGCTCCGCCAGCTCCTTTTCCTCCTCCCGGATGGCATTGGCCTCCGCCGCCAGATTCTTCGTCCAGCACACGATGCCCTCGATCTTGGCGTCCCTCGCCATCTGGAGTTCCTCAAAGGCGTCAAAGTCAAGGACTTCGCCGGTCTCGTGGTCGATCAGGTTCTCCAGCGCCTGGTCGATGTGATACAGGCTCAAACTCATTTTCTTTCCTCCCATGCGTCCACCGCCGTGATGCAGTTGTCGCACCCGACGATCTCGCCGTTCTCGTTTTTGTAGTAGGTGTCCGTCTCCTCCCCGCACACGGGGCAGACGGGCACGTCGTAGCCCTTCGGCTCCACCGGGCCGTCCCGGTATTCCATCACGCTCCGCATGACATCCACCACAAGGCGGTCAGCAGAGCCGCCCACAGGACAAGCGCCGCAATGCCCAGCGCACGTTCCAGCCGCTTCCGCCTGCATCGCGCGGAGTATTCCCGCGCCCGGCGGTTCCGTTCTCTCTTGCTCATCGTCCCAGCGCCTCCACGCCCTTGACGATAGTCCAGCTCAGCCACGCCGCGCCGATAAACGCCAGCGCCCATGCAAACGTACTCATTCCTCCACCGTCCTTTCCGCGATCCATGCGTCCAGCTGCTTCTTGAAGATCTGGAACACAGGGCTTCGCTCCATCTCGATCACGATCCCGAAGGGATACACCCCCTGCTTGATGCCCTGCCGCAGCGTATCCGGCGATATGCTCAACCCGCGATCTCGCAGGTACTGTGCCGCGTCCTGCGGCGTCAGCGTCGCGATCCTGCTCATTTCTTTCTCCTCTCGATGATGGCATCCAGCGCACTTTCCATGCGCTTCTGGATGTCCTTCGGCTTCTTCACGCCGTTCAGGATCTGGCACACATACGCCTTTCCGATCCCCAGCTCCGCGCCCAGCTCGGCGTAGGTAATGCGGTTGTTGTGCATCCTCCCGATCAGGCGTCCCGTCCATGCTTCCGGCATTTCTTATCTCCTTTCAAATTTATAGTTGCAAAAGTTTACTTTTCGTGATACCATAAAGTTGCCACACATCATGCATCACGAGGTGCTTATGACCAGATACGATCTGCTTTCCGTCCTTCTGGACAACGGCGGCGAAATGGAACAGTCCCAGCTGTTGAACAAATTCCCGGACGCCCAAGTTACCGCCGAGGGCTTTTTCCAAATGCTTCTGGATGACCGCTGCATCAAATGCGGCAAAGAACCGCGGTCAACTGTCTCCATCACATTCAAAGGCAAAGCCCTTTACTCACAGCTTGATCAGGAAAAGAAAGACCACGACGAGGAACGCGCCTACATTCGAGCCGTAAATCACAGCTCTCGCAATATCGCAATAATAGCCGCGTGCGCTGGTGTGATCGCCGCAGTCTTGTCCTTTATCCAAATTCTTCTGCTTCTCCTGTGATAACCGCCGTAAATGGCTCACCAGCACCCAAATGTTCCCGATCAATACAGCGGTGCAGTACTGAAAGGCCAATACTGCTCCTACGCCCATCCTCTCACCACCTCTCTTTGATTACGCTAACAAATTCAACCCATAGCCGTATAATAACGCTAACGTTGTTGACAGTCAAGCCAAAAACGCTAACAAATTAAACTTCGGTTGGTTGCACAAAATTTTTGAGGTAATTTGTATGTTTTTTCAAAACTACCTGCGCCTGTGTAACAGCAAAAACATAAAGCCAACTGCCGCAGCCCTTGAAATGGGAATTGCAAAAGCAACTGTTTCTCGCTGGAAATCAGGCTGCAAACCAAATTCTGCGACTTTGCAAAAAATAGCCGACTATTTTGGTGTTCCGGTCGAAACCCTGACCGCTGGGCAAAAAAAAGCCCCCGGCCTCATGGCCGAGGACTTGAGCGCCGAGGAGCTTGAAATTGTCTCTATTCTTCGCAAGATGTCTCCTGAGCAGCTTGCGCGGGAGCTGGCGTATCTGCGTCAAGCTGCCGCAGATGGGCAAGATAAGTAACTTTCCGCTCTGGTGTGAGCTTGCGGTATAGGTCGATCACCGCGTTGATCTCCTGTTCCGCAATCTGTGTTTTCCCCATTTTCTTTCCCCCTCTTTCGTCAAATTGTATAGTTTTTTGCTCCATGTTTGGCTATATATCCAAATTTAATTTCTTAACTTGTTTACATCCCGTGCAGTTTGTATAATGTTGTCTGGAGGTGGTGAGCAAATGGATTCTCAGGATAACGTAAGAGTCCAATTAAAGGGAATGCCAACATTCCCGCCTGTTGAAAACCGCGCGACCAGTCCACCTCCAGTTGCACCAAAAAAGAAAAAATCGCATTGGCAAGCTGTCTTGTGTGCATTGATAATCCTTGCCGCTTATTTCAGTGGGGACTACTTCGGGCATGATCGAGGGTACGACCAAGGCTATAAGCAAGGAAAAACAGATACGTATGACACTGCATACGCCAAAGGGAAAGATGCCGGATATACTACAGGTTATGACGACGGCTACGACAACGGGTATTCAGACGGGGAAAAATACGGTCGCGCAGCCGAAATTTCGAAGAACTTAAGGAACAGAATTAAAACGAATAGTTCTCCGCAAGTTACATATGACTACACGGTTTATATTACTGCCACCGGGTCGAAATACCACAGGTGGGGGTGCCAATACTTAAAAGAGAGCTGTTACTACCTGTTGCGTTCAGACGCAATCTCCAGAGGCTATACGCCCTGCTCTGTATGTAACCCATAAACAAAGCGCCCCCGCCGCCTCCGCAACGGCGACGGGGGCTTACAGCAGACACACCAACCATCACGCGCACCTGCTGCGGTTTCACCGTAACAAAACCGCATTAGGCAGGTCAACGCCGGAACAAGGCAGACCGCCCCGCCGCGCCAAACCGAAACGGGGCAGGCCGCGCCCAGTTTAGGAAGGAATGAATACAAATGGAAGAATCTTTACAGGAAATTTGCAGAGAAGCCAAATACCGAGAAAAGATGACGGCGCAGGACATATCCGACAATTCCGACGTTCCGCTGTCCAGCGTCAACAACTTTTTTTCATCGTCGTCCAAAATGCCGTCTATCTACACCGCTGGCCCCATCTGCCGCGTCCTCGGTGTGTCGATAGACGCTTTTTTTCATATTCAGCCAACGCCCGATCCGTCCATAGAAGCACAGCTTGCCCACGAACAGGAGATGAACCAGCTCCGCGTCAGAGCCATACGTCACAAGAATTATCTGATCCTCGGCCTGATGATCCTGCTTGCCATCGCCCTTGCATACGGCATCACAATTGACCTGCAAAATCCCAACATTGGTTTGTTTTAGAAATAAAACATCCGTTCTATTTGTTTGCTACCATTGTATATGACAAGTTTCTTGTTTTCAATCAGCAAGATTTACAAGATTCTTGTTTCTTCTTTGTGAGGTGTCCCTATGTCTACTTGTATAAAATGCGGCGTCCAACTGGTGCCGGATGCCGTTTATTGCCATATCTGCGGGAAAAAGCAGGTCACGGCCTCCCGTAAGGCGCTGAAACGCCCCAACGGGTCAGGCACGGTGTATAAGCTGGGCGGGCGACGGTCGCGGCCTTGGGTCGCCGCAAAAGACGGCGTGTATATTGGGTACTACGAGCGGAAGACGGACGCGCTTGCCGCGCTGGATCGGCTGGCAGGCCGTCCGCTGGAGGAAAAATTCAATATGACCTTTTCCGAGGTGTTCACCGAATGGAAAGCCGAACACTATCGGGAGATAGGGGAGAAAGGCGTGGAATCCTATGACAGAGCCTACGCTGTATGTGCGCCGCTGCACAACAAGAAATTCCGTGACCTGCGCACAAAGGACTTTCAAGCCATCATCGACAGCAACATGGCAAAGTCCAACTCCACGCTGTCCAAATACAAGCAGCTCATGACCCAGATGGCCCGCTGGGCCGTCCGTGAGGAGATCGCCACAACTGACTTTGCCAAATACGTCAAGCTGCCCCAGCAGGTAAAAAAAGAAAAAGCCATCTTTACAGATGACGAAATCGCGCTATTGGAAAAAGACGGCTCCGACGCCGCCAAAATCGCCCTTATGATGATTTACACCGGTATGCGCATCGGTGAATTGTTTTCCCTTCCGCTGAAAGACTACCATGAATCGTATGTGATCGGCGGCGAAAAGACAAAGGCCGGCAGAGACCGCGTCATTCCCATCCGACCGGAGGGCAGGAAGTATTTTGCATACTTCGCCTCCCGCGCCACCGGCGACCTGCTTCTATCCGGCTACGACGGGCAGCGCCTCCCCGCCAATTACCGCAAGCGTGACTTCTATCCGTTGCTGGAAAAGCTCGGTATCCCAAAGCACACGCCTCACGCCACGCGCCACACTTTCGCAACATGGGCGAGAAATGCAGGCATCCAGCAGGAGATTTTGCAGAAGATCATCGGTCACGCAAGCTTCTCCACAACGGCGGATATTTACATCCATGCAGACGCGGAAAAGCTCATCTCCGCCGTTGAATCTGCAAGTAATTTGTAAGTAACCGAAAAGACCTAAAACAGCTTAACACGGATTCTGGTTATTGTTTTCCGTGAAACATTATCAAAACACCGCGAAAACCACGCAGAAACGTTGTAAAATTCCGTTGTCCATATTTCACACGCAGGAGGTCACTGGTTCGAGTCCAGCAGTCTCCACCACAAAAATCCCTGTAACCACAATGGTTACAGGGATTTTCTTATTTCCTCCAAAACACGCTTGTAAGTAACGTGTAAGCAACGTTACCCGTTCTCAACAACGTGCATTGCCTGCCGCAGCGCTTCCTTTACGTTGGGATCGTCGGTGTCCTGCATCATGCGCTCGATCAGATCCTTTGCCTTGCCCTCATCGCGGCTGTACCGGCCCATAGAATCCCTCTTGCGCCGATACGAGCTGCCTCTGTTGTAGGCGGTGCGCCCGGAAGACCAGTCGCGGGAATAGCCATCATCGCGGGAATACCCATCGTCGCGGCTGTAGTCACCGCTTTCAAACATGGCGATTTTGTCGATGTTCTTGATGGACGATGCCAGCTTGTGGATGGCGTCCAGTTCAGCAGCGCTCAGCTCCCGCTGGCCGGAAAACTCAGACAGCTCCTCACACAGCATCTCCCGGATGCCGAAAAGCTCTTTCATGTTCATGTTGCTCCTCCTTTCAGCAGACGCGCTCCACGATCATGTTGCTATTGGCAAAGCTGATCGCCTGAGCGCTGATGTTTTCCATCGCCACCGTTACGCAGCAGCCCTTCGGCACGTCCACGTTGGCAGCGACGAAGATATTAAAATAGTTCTCTACGGCGGCGGGCGTTACCGTTGCCACGGCGCTGGTCAGCGGCTCTCCGTTGATAGCCAGCGCAGCGGAGATCGCGCCCACCGTGCCACCGGTGGGGATGGCAATGTTTCCGCCGAAGGACACGCGGAACCGTGCCTTACACTGGTTTGTCAGGCCGCGCAGGAACACCTGCCCGCTGCCCTCGCGGTGTACGATGCAGGACTTGCCCGCAACGGCAGTTTCCGTCAGCGGCACATTCTGTCCGGCAGGAACAGAAACGATGTTGGTATTTACGTATTCAGCCAAAATACTCACTCCTTTCAAAAATGCAGGCGGCGGAGCTATTGCCCCGCCGCCTTTCAATATCAGCCCGGAGCTGAACAATTTCCGTTTTGGAAATAGATTTCTATGCAGTTGTCAGCAGCCGGAGCAGCCGGTGTAGCTGCCAGCCCACGGGTTGCAAGATGCATACGCCGGGATGGGCGTAGGCCGCAGCTGGGAGATCAGGTAGTTGTTCTGCGCAGCCTGAGACGCGGCAAGACGCAGCTCCTGATTTGCGCTCTCCAGATCGCGCATCTTGGAGTTGGTCAGGAAGTCCAGGATGGCGCGGCTGTTGGCGTTCTGATTCTCCACGATGTCGCGGGTGGCGTTCTGCACGGTGTTCCGCGTGTCACACGCCTGCGTCGCCATGTCGTAGCGCACCTGCGCGATGTCGGCTCTGTTCTCGCAGCAGCAGTTTGCCGCCTGCATCTGCATGGCGCTGAGCTGCTGCATCAGTGCGGCCTGCTGGTTGGCACGGGACAGTTCTGCATTGCCGAATCCGGTCAACAGCGTGTTGTTCACGGCATAGAAGCCGTCGCACAGCCCGCCGTTGATGATATCCATCTTGCGCTCGATGTTGGAGAAGTCGGAGGCCAGCACATAGCCGTCCACCACACCGCCGGAATTGCCAGCGTTGTTGCCCCAGCCGTTGCCGCCCCAGCCGCAGAACGCGAACAGGAACAGGATGATGAGGAACCACGCGCCGTCCCCGCCAAAGCCAAAGCCATTACCGCTGCCATTGGCAGGGGTAACAGGCATGGTCATGGTGGGCATACCCTCGGAAATAGACATAGTATCACTCCTTTGTAGTTGTAATTTATCTGAATCGCGGCCACGATCAAAAAACAAGTTACGTTTTGTCTTACGTTTTGTCTTATGTTTTGCTTATTCCATCAGACTTTGAAATTGCTTCGCCATCTGCTGGAGCTGGTTCAACTGCTGCTGCGTGAGTTTGCCGCTTTGCAGCAGCTTCTCCACCTCCGTTTTTGGGTCGCCCTGGAAATTCGCCTTGAACTGCTTGAACTGCTGCACCATCTGCATAAAGCCGTTGCCGCCGCCCATTGCACCAAAAAACGGATTATTCATCGCTCTTTTCCTCCTTGCGCTTCTTGCCCTTCATTTCGCTCACAAGCGCCGCCAGCGCGTCAAACTCCTTGCGGGTCACATATTCCGCAGCGGGCGCTTTCTGCGCATCAGGAGCGCTTGCAAGCCGCTCCACAAGGTCGTAGACCTTCAGCGTCGGCTTTCCGCTGGCGTCGGCCTGCTTTAGGTACACCGTGGGCGCCGTACTGTCCCAAAGAGCCACCGCCGCATTGGGTGCCACCATCCAGCTCCGAGCCTCCTGCTCGCCGGACACCCATTGAACGCCGCTCTGCGGTATAGGGTTCTGCATCTGCGGTATCTGCTGGGGCATCATCTGCTGCTGCCTGAGCTGACCGAGGTTGTCCGGCATCGGAGGCATATAGGGGTTTCCGTAATAGGGATAGTTCATTCCTCATCCGTCCTTTCCCAAAAATACAAAGGTGTTTCGGCACCGGAATCCCACGTGTCATGCCAATCTCCGTCTATCACGCACACCACGTGGGACGCCAGCGCCAGAAGATATGTACCACGTGGGTGTTCCCTTGCGAAGTCGCCCACGGAATAGCTGTCCGGGTAATCCTCCGGGATAATATGCCGCCTAAATCCCAGTTTTTTCAGGTACGCGCCCCATACATTGTTGGCACTGGGCATATCCGCCAAAGCCAGCCCCTGCATACACAGCTGCACATACGTCTCATGCCATCCCTGCCCCGTGGCCTTGCAGATAGCCCTTACCGGGCAATCCCCCACGTTTTTCCCCGCTGGGTTGGGGTTGTAGCGCACGAACATCACGACCACCTCTCTTTGATGTAAGCATACAAAAAAACAGACCCCCGAAAGGGTCTGTTTTGTGTATGGGAAGTGTCTTATGCTGCGCCGGAGAACAGAAGCCTGAACGTCTCCCGTCCCTTCGGCGTGATAAGCGTCTGTACGCCGCTCCACTTGGTCTTTTCGTTCAGGCACTCCTTGACCTCGAAAAGCCCATCGTTTTTCGCCTCGTAGGGGAGTATCTTCCCCTTCTTGTCTCGGTATACGTATTTCTTTTCGATCAGGAAATTGACAAACGCCCGGGGCGGCACGCCCAGCTGCTTTGCCGTCTCCCGGAATCCAGTCAACAGGTTCCGGTCTACCAAAGCGTCAAAGTAGTCTGCTTTCGGAGCCATGATCTGGTTCTCCACTGTCAGCGTAGAAATACGCGCGTCCCGGTCTGCAATGGTCTTTTGCGCCATCAGCAGCGCCGCCGCCATCAGCTCCTCCGGCGTCATGTCATTCTGCCCGTTCACGTAGCCCCCGTGCTTGCGGATAGCAGGCAGAACATCCTTTGTCACCCAGTCGGTAAACTTCTCCGCCGTGGGCAGCTTGGAACTGAACACAAGGCGGTACAGGTCGCTTTCGGGGATAAATGCCGTGTCTTGCTCTCGCCCTATCGAATCGGTGAGGCGGCGTTTCACCGCCCCACGGCAATGGGTAGATATCGCGTCTTTGGGGCTTTTATACCCCAGCGCTTTTGCAACATCATTCCCGCAGAAAAGAACGCTGCCGTCCTCGTCCACCATGCGGATATTGCCGAACTCCGGGTTGTTGAAGATGATCATCTCGTTCATGCCTGCGCCTCCTTTACCAGATCCACCTCCAGCGCGATTTCAAAGCATCCGTCCTTGTTCCTGCAGGATATCAGATTCCGCACCTTGCAGCCGCCAAACGCGGCCATCATCACAAAATCGTATTCCTTTTCGCCGTCCCGCATCACGGGGTAGCAGAAACCGTCAGCCGACAGGTTGACCTCACGGGGATTTCGAAGAACACTACAAAGTTCCTTAACAGTCATGGTGAAAATCCTTTCTTTTTTCAGTTGATTTTCACCGCAGCGCCGGTTATAATAGATTTAACCATCCGCTGCGGCGGCTTGGTGCCTGAGCGTATGGGACTGCCTGCAAGCTGTAACCCATGCGCTCACTCTTTGTCCAACTCAGCTTTGACAAGCCGAACGCCTTTGTTAATTACGTCTGTCCTGCTTATTTGAAGTCTTTCCGCACACTCACGCAAAAGTGCGGCTTCATTTGGCGCAAGACGTATTTCAATGCGTTCGGTCTTTTTATTGCTCGTTGGCCGACCTGTTCTGGGGGACATGTTATCACCTCTCTTTTGCCCGTACAATTATGATAACTTACGTCCGGGCAAAAGTCAACCCCCATTTTTAAATTTCATTCCGTCCGCTATTTTCCCGTATGCCCGTCTGCGGTACTTCTTCACCGTCTCCGGGGAGACGTGGAGGGAAAAGGCCGTTTCCACGCAGCTTTTCCCCCGCACGTCGCACTCCCGGAGACACAGCGTCTCGTGGGGTGGAAGGTCAAAAGATTGGATCCATGCGATAGCCCTCTTGGGTGCCATGCCCTGCAGCATGGCGCGGATTTCCCTGTGCTCCTGCTTCATCCTGCTTACGCAGGCCTGCGGATCGCCTTTCGGCGGGATGGTGCCATAGGATGGTTGCGCCTATCGCCCGTTACTCCTTTCGTTTATTGGTTCCGCATTTTGCGAAGTTCCTGCTGTACCAGCGCCTTGTTGTAGTGAATGATCTTTTTCCCCACGCCCATTGCGGAGAAGAGATATTGCCGCTGATCGCTTGTCAATCCGTTAATGGAATAGATTTGCTCCATGACCAACAGCCCCTTGCTGTTTGCAATGGTCTCGCCGTTCTTGTCTTTCAGGGATTCCACGTCGCTTGTTTTCGCCCTTGCGATGACGTAATCGGTGGCGCTTATGCCCTTCTTTTCTCCGGCAAGCGCCTTTGTCACCCACGATTCCGGCTCGTATTTGCTGACATTTGATTTTGCGATCTGGTCTGTAAGCGTATAGAGATCCTTTACGCACTGCACCTTTTCCTCATTTGTCAGCTTTTTGTACTCGGAATCCATTGTCAAGGCTGTAAGACGCTTATACGCACCCTGCCCCTTTTGCTGGGCATACTTCACGTAATCGTCAGCACCGAGAGTGACCGCCTCTCCATTGACAGTAAGGTTCTTGCTGGCTCTACTGGGGAATACAGATTCGCCGGTGGCATTGTACAACCGCATAAGCTCCTTTTCCATCGGGCTTTCGTCGATTTTGGATGTATAGGCGGGATTCAGGAAGTTGTTGAACGCGCGTTCTCCCGGCTTCCCCGTCAGCTCTGTTCTGCCCCATGCGTCGATGTACGGTATCTGGTTGTAATCCCAGCCGGGGATCCTCGCGCTGGCTTTTCCCACCGCATACTGCATATCAGGCGTGAGATATTTGTTGTTCTTATTGGTGTACGTTGTGTAGCGCTTGCCCCCCCAATAAATACAACAAGTGCTATTGCAAAATATGTAGTGTTAAACACTCGTATATTTAAAAAATCAAACTTAGCAAAAAACGCAACTAACAACTTAACGATATGTATAAAGAATGACGG